AACCCCGACTGCCGAGGTCGGCTTTCCCGCTTCGCCGTGAAGAAGTGTGCGCCCCCTAGGGGGGATCAAATCCCTGGGCATGACGGGTAAGCGACCGCCGCGCCCTTTCACGTGAATTTCCGACAAATCCGGGCCCGGGGTATCCAGCCCAAAACGTAATTCAGCCGCAGAAAAATGCGGCTGTTTTCATATTGCAGAGAAGGAGATTATTTCATGAATACCAGCATGAATCTACAGCGAATCAGCGTCGATCGCCTGAAGCCCGCGAAATACAATCCCCGCAAAGACCTGAAGCCCGGCGATCCAGCCTATGAAAAGATTCGGCGCAGCCTACATGAGTTCGGCTACGTGGATCCCGTTATCTGGAACGAGGTCACGGGCAACATCGTGGGCGGGCATCAGCGCTACAAGGTGCTGACGGCGGAAGGCGCGACGGAGATCGACTGCGTGGTCGTTCACATCGAAAATCCGCAGGAAGAAAAGGCGCTGAACATTGCGCTCAACAAGGCGGTTGGCGAATGGGAGCCTGTCGCCCTGGCAGATCTGCTCAATGATCTGAAGCTCAGCGGCTATGACGTGGACGCAACCGGCTTTGACGCGGCTGAAATCGACGATCTGTTCAGCAGGGTTCACGATAAGGACGTGAAGGACGACGACTGCGATATTGACCCGGAGCAGATGGAGCCGTTCGTTCAGCCCGGCGATATCTGGTTGCTGGGCAGGCATCGGATGATGTGCGGCGATTCCACCAGCGAAGCGGACGTGGCGCGCCTCATGGACGGCGATAAGGCCAACCTCGTCGTGACGGACCCGCCCTATAACGTGGCCTACGAGAGCGCGGACGGAAAGAAGATCCAGAACGACAGCATGGCGGACGGGCAGTTCTATGAATTCCTGCTGGCGGCGTTCCGCAACATGGCCGCGCATATGGCCGAGGGCGGCAGCGCCTACATTTTTCACGCAGACACGGAAGGTCTGAACTTCCGGCGCGCATTTAAGGAAGCCGGTTTTCATATCAGCGGGGTGTGCATCTGGGTGAAGAATTCGCTGGTGCTGGGCAGAAGCCCCTATCAGTGGCAGCACGAACCGGTACTGTTTGGCTGGCTGCCCAATGGGAAGCACCGCTGGTTCGCGGATCGCAAGCAGTCCACCATCTGGAACTTCGATAAGCCCAAGCGGAGCAAGGAGCACCCCACCATGAAGCCCATTCCGCTGCTGGCGTATCCCATTAAGAACAGCTCCGCGCCCAACAGCATCGTGCTGGATCTGTTCGGCGGCAGCGGCAGCACGCTCATGGCCTGCGAACAGACCGACCGCATCTGCCGAACCATGGAGCTGGATCCGAAGTACGCCACAGCCATAGTAATGAGGTTCGCAAACGAGTATGGAACGGAGAATATCCGGCTGCTGCGGAACGGAGAGGAACTGTCCTATGACGCGGTTGCTCCGCAGAATAGTGAACACGAATAATCAAATTGCTCTAAAAGCGTGGAAGGGAGGCGATTCTCATGGCGATGGCAGGAAGAAAGCCGAAGCCCACGGCGCTGAAGGTGCTGGAAGGCGACCGGGGCAAGGGACGGCGGCCGCTCAACGAGCATGAGCCGATTCCGCCCAGGGGCGGTGTAAAGTGCCCGTCGTGGCTGCTTCCCGAGGCGAAAAAGGAATGGAAGCGGCTGGCGGCTTCGCTGGAAGCCATGGGCGTGCTGACCATGGCCGACCTGACCGCCTTCGCCGGGTACTGTCAGGCGTATGCCCGGTGGCGCGAAGCTGAAGATTTCATCACCCAGCACGGCTCCATCTTCAAAACGCCGTCCGGGTATGTGCAGCAGGTCCCGCAGGTCTCCATTGCCCAGCAGAATCTGAAAATCATGCAGTCCTTCGCCACGGAATTCGGTCTGACCCCGGCCTGCCGCGCCCGTATTGTCGCCAACAGCGGTGCGGCGGAGAGCGACGACGATCCCATGGCGCGGCTGCTGAAGGGCGGGTGGCAGGACGATGTTTGACGAGAAGAAAGCGCGGCGCGTCATCCGCTTTATTGAGTGTCTCAGACATACGAAGGGCGAATTTCACGGGAAACCCTTCAAGCTGCTGCCCTGGCAGGAAAAGATCATCCGCGACGTATTCGGCACGGTGCGGGACGAAGAGCCTTCCATGCGGCAGTACAATCAGGTGTATATCGAGATTGGCAAGAAAAACGGAAAGTCTGAACTGGGCGCGGCGCTGGCGCTCAATATGCTCATTAACGATGACGAATGGAAGGCGGAGGTTTACTCCTGCGCCAGCGATCGTCAGCAGGCAGCCATTGTGTTTGACGTGGCGGTCGATATGGTCAGACAAAACCCCACGCTGAGTAAGCTGATCAAGATCATCCCCTCTACCAAACGTATGGTGTATCAGCCCACGGGCAGCATTTATCAGGTGCTTTCCTCGGAAGTAGCGACCAAGCACGGTCTGAACGTTTCGGCCTGTATCTTTGATGAGCTCCACACGCAGCCCACGAGAGCCTTGTATGATGTAATGACTCAGGGCAGCGGCGACGCCCGCAGGCAGCCCTTGTGGTTTTTCCTGACCACAGCTGGTACCGACCGCAATTCCGTCTGCTGGGAAGTGCATCAGAAAGCGCTGGATATTCTGAAAGGGCGCAGGCACGATCCGCGCTTTTACCCCGTAGTCTACGGGCTTCCCGACGATGCGGACTGGCAGGACGAACAGAACTGGTACAAGTGCAATCCGTCCCTGGGATATACGATCACCATCGATAAAGTGAGGGACGCTTATCATAAGGCACTGGAAACGCCTGCGGATGAGAATATGTTCCGTCAGTTGAGACTGAACCAGTGGGTCAAGCAGAGCATCCGCTGGATGCCCATGGACAAATGGGACGAATGCGGCGGCGTTGTCGACCCATATCAGCTGGAAGGGCGTGCCTGCTATGCCGGGCTGGATCTGTCTTCCACATCCGACCTGACGACGCTGGTGCTGGTTTTCCCGCCGCGGGATGAGAACGATTCCTACATGGTGCTGCCTTTTTTCTGGCTGCCCGAGGACACACTTGCATTGCGCGTTCGGCGGGATCATGTGATGTACGACCAGTGGGAGCGTCAGGGCTTCATACAGACGACCGAAGGGAATGTCGTTCACTACGGCGCCATTGAGAAATTCATCTGTGAGCTGGGCGAGCGCTACAACATCCGCGAAATTGCCTATGACCGCTGGAACGCCACGATGATGGTCCAGACTCTGGAGGATGACGGCTTTACGATGATCCCTTTCGGGCAGGGCTTTCGTGACATGTCGCCCCCGACGAAGGAACTGATGCGCATCGTACTGGAACACCGGCTCAATCATGGCGGGCATCCCGTACTGCGCTGGAATTTCGATAACGCTTATGTGCGCACCGATCCTGCCGGCAATCTGAAACTGGATAAAGAAAAGTCTACGGAGAAGATCGACGGCGCGGTAGCACTGGTTATGGCGCTGGATCGGGCGATGAAGAATCAGAATGGCAGCGATTCCGTGTACAATGAACGCGGATTATTGCTGCTGTGAGGTGAGTAATATGCCGAAAATTCCCAAGCGACCCTGCCGCTACCCCGGCTGTCCCAATCTCTGTGAGAAAGGGATTTACTGCGAGGAGCATTCTGATTATTCTGCAGATCGTCTGCGCGGCGGTGCAGCGGCTCGAGGGTATGACGCACGCTGGCGAAAGGCGCGGAAGGCGTTTCTGACCCGGCGTCCGCTGTGCGCCGAATGCCTGAAGAACGGCACGCTGACGCCTGCGACCGTGGTCGACCATATCGTACCCCATCGCGGCGATCATGTGCTTTTCTGGGATGAACAAAACTGGCAGCCGCTGTGCAAAAGCTGTCATGACAAGAAAACAGGCGGCGGTCTGTAAGCAAACCACAGGAGGAACCCATGAAAAATCCATTTATGCGACTGTTCCGTGCCCGGGACAAGCCCGGCGCGACGGATTCCGTCAGTTCCGCGCCCACGTTCTATTTTGGCTCCAGCGCAGCGGGCAAATCGGTCACGGCGAGCACCGCCATTCAGATGAGCACCGTCTACGCCTGCGTGCGGGTGATCGCCGAAACCATTGCCAGCCTGCCGCTGCATGTGTATCAGAATCAGGGCGAAGGCAGCGTCAAGGCACTGGAGCATCCGCTGTATCCGATTCTGCACGACGAACCCAACAGCGAGATGACCTCCTTTGTCTGGCGGGAAACGATGCTGGCGCATCTGCTGCTCTGGGGCAACGCCTATTGCCAGATCATCCGCAGCGGCCGGAGCCAGATCCTCGGATTGTATCCGCTGCTGCCAGATCGCATGGAGGTAGATCGGGACAGCGCGGGCACGCTGACCTATACCTATTCCACCGGCAGCGGGCAGACGGTGAAGCTGCGCCCGGAGGACGTGCTGCACATTCCGGGGCTGGGCTTTGACGGGATCATGGGCTACAGTCCCATCGCGCTGGAGAAAAACGCCATCGGGCTGGGGCTGGCGGCTGAAGAGTACGGCAGCAAGTTTTTCTCCAACGGCGCGCGGCCCAGCGGCATCCTGACGCACCCCAATACGGTGAAGGATCCGAAGAAGCTGCGGGACAGTTGGAACGCCGCTTACGGCGGCTCGAACAACTCCGGGCGCGTGGCAGTTTTGGAGGAAAATATGTCCTATACACCCATCTCCATGCCGAACTCGGAGGCGCAGTTTTTGGAAACGCGCAAGTTTCAGGTGTCGGAGATCTGCCGTATTTATCGTGTGCCGCCGCATATGGTAGGTGATCTGGAACATGCTACGTTTTCGAATATCGAGCACCAGTCCATTTCATTCGCCGTGCACACCATTCGCCCCTGGGTCGTGCGACTGGAACAGGCCATGAACCGCGCGCTCTTTTCCGACAAGGAGAAGGGCGTTTATTATGTCCGTTTTAATATGGACGGTCTCATGCGGGGCGATTACAAATCCCGCATGGAAGGCTACGCCATTGGACGGCAGAACGGCTGGCTGTCCACCAATGATATCCGTGATCTTGAAAATATGAATCCTGTACCGGACGAAGACGGAGGAAACGCGCTTCTGGTGAACGGAAACATGGTTTCCGTCCGAAGGGCAATGAACGCGGCGCGGGAAAATTCGGCGCAGAAAGGCACAGCGGAGGATTCAACTTGAGCAGAAAACTGACACTGGGCAGCCTTTTTGATGGCATTGGCGGATTTCCCTTGGCCGGGAAAATGGCGGGAATCGTACCCGTCTGGGCTTCGGAGATCGAGCCGTTTCCCATCCGTGTGACGGAAAAACGGCTGCCCGAAATGAAACACTACGGAGACGTGCACGGGCTGAACGGCGCTGATCTGGAGCCGGTGGATATTATTACCTTCGGCTCGCCCTGCCAAAATTTATCTGTTGCAGGCAAACGGGCAGGATTGCACGGCGAACAGTCATCGCTTTTCTTTGAAGCCGTGCGCATCATTACCGAGATGAGGAGAAGTACGAATGGACAATATCCAAGATGGGCGGTGTGGGAAAACGTGCCGGGCGCCCTGTCCTCTCAGCATGGGCAGGATTTCCGCCGCGTCCTCGAAAGCCTCGTCCGCATCAAAGCCCCCGCGGCAGATGTTCCTCTGCCGGAAAGCGGGCGCTGGCTGCACGCGGGCGAAATCCTGGGCGACGGTTATTCTCTCGCCTGGCGCGTCCTCGACGCCGCGCAGGGTTGGGGCGTCGCACAGAGACGGAAACGAATATTTGCTGTCCTCGATCTTGATGGACCATGTGCCGGAAAGGTTCTCTTTGAGTCCGAAGGCGTGTCAGGGTATACTCCGCCGGGCGGAGAAGCGCGGAAAGGAGCTGCCCCAGGTGCTGAAAGCGGCGCTGGAACGGCAGGCGAACGCGTAAGCGCCGGAGGCTTCTGCACGGAGCACAGCGCCGACAGCCGCGGCGTCGGCTATGAGGACGAGCGTGCGCCCACGCTCCGCGCGGGCGTGGTTCCCGGCGTGGCGATTGACTTCAATCCTACCGACAGTCGTATTCGGCTGAAAGAAGAGAATATCTGTCAGACGCTGACTGCGCGGATGGGTACGGGCGGAAATACCGTGCCGCTGGTATTCGGCATTTCATCCGACCAGAGCCACGCCATGCTGTCAGAAAATCCGCACGCAGGCGTCTACGAAGCGGATACCAGCCGAACGCTGGACTGCAGCGGTGGCTCGCCGGCGTGCAATCAGGGCGGCATGATGGTGGTAGAACCTGTAGAAAAGCCCTGCTACTGCATTCAGGGTTCCATGATCGGACGCAAAGAGCAGAATGGCCCGCAGGGCGACGGCGTCAATCGCGAAGTAGCGTTTACGCTGGATACGGTAGACCGCCACGCCGTATACGCCATGACTACGGGCTCCTTTACCCAGCTGGATGAAGAGAAATCTCCGCCGCTCATGGCGCGGGACTACAAGGATCCTCCTGTGGTCGGAAAGGATGAACCAGCCTACGCGCTGGATCGCGCCTGTTTTTCTGCCGGTGAAAAC